TCGGGCGGTGGCGGGCTCTCGATCGAGGCGGCGATCGCGCACCTGAACGCCGGCGACGGCGAGGAAGAGGACGCCGGCGGCGCCGGCGAGGGCGACGCTGGGGCACAGGATCCGGACGGCGCGGCCAGCGCCGGCGAGGAAGCCGACGACGGGGCCGAAAACCCCGGCGCGGACGACGACGCCGACCCCGACGAGGGCGACGTCGAAGCAGACGAGCAGGATCCCGCGGCCGTCGCGCCGGCGGAAGCTCCGAAGTACTGGTCGAAGGAGGCCAAGGCTCGATTCGCCGAGCTCTCCCCCGAACTGCAGGCCGTCGTGCTGTCGCAGGAAGGGCCGAGGGAAGAGGCGACGGCCAAGGTGAAGGCTGAAGCTGCGCAGGTTCGCGCGGCGGCCGACAAAGAGGTAGCGGGCGTCAAGGCGCTCGCCGAGGGGCTGTCTAGTTTCCTCGGTGAAGCTGTGGAGACCTTCCGCTCGCGCTGGGGCGACGCCGAGCCCGATTGGGCGGCGTATGCCGAGCAGTACGGGGCCGACAAGGCCTTCGCTGCAAAGGAGCGTTTCAACGCCCAGCGCGCCCAGCTGCAACGCGTCTCTCAGGCTGCGAAAGCGGCCGAGGAGGAGGCGTTCGCGGTCTTCGTCCGTGAGGAGTCGACCAAGCTGGGGGATCTCGACCCTGAGCTCGTCGATCCCAAAGAGGGACCGGCGCGGCGTCAGGCTGTCGGGCAGTACCTTGTCGGCCAGGGGATCCCGCAGGAGGCCCTTCGGGGCTTGAGCGCGAGTGAGCTCGTCATCGCCCGCAAGGCGATGCTGTGGGACCAGGCGCAGGCCAAGGCCAAGGCTCCGAAACCGAACCCCGCTCCGGGCGCCAAGCCGGCCGCCAGACCCGCGCTCACGCGCGGCGGCGCCGCGCCGGGCCCGGTCGATCCCAAGGCAAAGCAGACGCAGACCGCGCGCAGGCGCTTCGGCCAGACGCGCTCGATCGCCGACGCGGTCGCGCTGCTCAACTCACAGGACTAGAAGCCCATGGCGGCTCTGACGAACCTCGCTGCGACCCAGATGGTCGGCGGCCGTGAAGACCTCGAGGACACGATCTATCGCGTCGCCCCCGAGAAGACGCCGTTCATTTCGGCGATCCAAAAGAAGAAGGCCACGGCCCGCTACCACGAGTGGCAGACCGAGACCCTGGCGACGCCCGACCCGACCAACGCCGCGGTCGAAGGCGACGAAATCGCCACGCTCGACGCGCCGAACAACACCTCGCGCATCGGCAACTACGCGCAGATCTTCCGCAAGACGCTCGGCGTGTCGCGGACCCAGGAGGTGGTCGACAAGGCCGGCCGCAAGTCCGAGGTGAACCGTCAAAAGGTCATCAAGGGCATCGAGATCCGCCGGGACATGGAGGCGCGCTTCATCGGCAACTTCGCCTCCAACAACGAGTCCGGCGCCACCCCGCGCCGCTCGGCCGGGATCCTGGCGTACCTGACCTCGAACGTCTCCCGCGGCTCGTCCGGCGCGAACGGCGGCTTCTCGGGCGGCGTCGTGGCCGCGGCCACCAACGGCACGCAGCGCACCTTCACCGAGGCGCTGATGAAGGCCGCTTGGGCGACCGCGTTCAACAACGGCGCGACGCCCTCGGTCGCCTTCATGGGCGCCACCACCAAGCAGACCTTCTCGGGCTTCACCGGCATCGCCGATAGCCGTCGGGAAGTGAAGGGGCGCGAGCAGGCCGTGATCGTCGGCGCTGCGGACGTCTACGTCGGCGACTTCGGCGAGATCACCGCTGTTCCGCACGCCTTCGGCCTGACGCGCGACTTCCTGTGCGTCGATCCGGAATACGTGGCGGTCGCCACGCTCGACGGCTTCTCGACCGATGACCTGGCCAAGACCGGGGACACGGCGGCGAAGAAGCTGCTGATCCACGAAGCCGGCCTCGAGTGCCAGAACGAAAAGGCTCACTTCGTGGTCGCCGACCTGTCCTAACCGACGGGTTCAACCTTCCCCACCAACTGACGGGCGGCTCTCATGGGCCGCCCGTCGTCTTTTGAGGGCATGCCTTGAGCAAGGAAAATCCTACCGACGCCGAGACGGAAGCCGCGGCCGTGGCCGCCGCCACCGAAGCGGCCAACATCCCCACCGGCGACGGCGCGAAGGTCGCCCCGGCCGACCAGGTCAACGCCGACGCCAAGCCGCCGGCGACAGTCACCGTCTCAGGCCAGGCCAGCTATCGCGTCCTGCGCAAGGGCGAGGGCCATGTGTTCACCGGCCGCTACGTCCAGGACGAGGAAGGCCGGCACGTGGCCGAGACCTATGCGCCCGGGGCCATCGTTCACGGCGCGCCGCGCGCCGCCGTGCTGCAGCTCGAGGATCGCGGCTTCGTCGAGCTCGTAAAGGACGGCGATGCCGACTGACGGCTGGGAGCTGCTGGTCGCCCCCGACTTCGCCGGCGACGTCGCGCACTATTCGAAGCCCGCCGAGGATGGCGGGCTTCTTATCCGCTCGGTGCAGAACGCCGAGCCGATCATCGAGCGCAACAAGGCGCTGCGCACGCACGATGACGGCTACAACGGCGACCGCACCCTGCGCCGCGTGGCGACGATCCCCGCGATCGTCCGGATCAAGATCATGCAGGAGCAGGGCTGGGATCCCTGGAAGCCGCATCTCCACCCGGAGAAGATGGCGCGCTTCCTGAACGACCCCGACTACGCCTACCTGCGAACCGCTGACGGCCGCATCGGCGTCGTCGGCGGGAAGATCCGCTGATGGCCGTCTCCACCTTCGCCGAGCTGAAGGCCTCGGTCGCGACCTGGATCAAGCGCTCCGACCTGACCGCGATCATCCCCGATTTCGTGAAGCTGGCCGAGGCGAGGATCAACCGCGAGCTGCGCACGCGGAACATGGTCACGCGCGCCCAGAACACCGCCGTCGATTCCGAATTCGTGGCGTTGCCGTCCGACTTTGGGACCGCGCGCTCGATCCGCCTGACGGCGAGCCCTTTCACGCAGCTGCAGCAGCTTACCGTCGAAGCCATGGGCGATTTCGCCGCGCAGCAGCCGAGCGGCGCGCTGCAGGCCTTCGCGATCGTCGGCGGCGAGTTCTGGTTTCTGCCCGCGCCGGCGGCCTCTGTCACCGTGCAGCTGGTCTATTACGCCAAGGTGCCTGCGCTCACCGATGCGGCGCCGACGAACTGGCTGCTCGCCAGCCATCCCGACGTGTACCTCTGGGGCGCGCTGCTCGAGGCGGCCTGCTACCTCGAGGACGACGAGCTCGCCGCCACCTATCAGACGCGCTTCGCGGCCGCCGTGGACGAGATCCGCGCCAATAGCGTCGTCGACAGCCTTTCGGCCAGGCCGACCCCCGTCGCGGGGTCCGGCGCCGTCGTCTAGGAGCCCGCATGAACCTTCCCCGCTTCGACGACGCTTCGCAGACCTGGAGCGAACCCGAGCTGGTCGAGACCACGCGCGGGCTCTGGCCCGCGGCGGGGCTGGAGCGCGTCGTCACCCACCAAGAGACCGAGAGCGAGTGGAACTCCGCCGTCGAGTACCGCCTCGGCGACGAACTCGTGCACCGATCCGCCCGCACGCATCTCAAGGAAGGCCTCCGCCTTGAAGGCGGGCAGGTCGCCTTCGGCTAAGGAGGCCGACCCATGGCGAACACCCAAGCCATCTGCAACAGCTTCAAGACCGAGCTCCTGAACGGCCACCATGCCTTCGGCACGTCGGTCACCCGCGGCGCGACCACGGCCGACACCTTCAAGCTGGCGCTGTTCCTGGCCTCGGCCACGATCAACAAGTCGACCACGGCCTATTCGACCACGGGCGAACTCGCCGCGTCGGGCAACTACACCGCTGGCGGCGTCACGCTCACCAACGGCAACGCCCCGGCCAACGCCTCCGACACGTCCTACTGGACCCCGAGCGCGAACGCGCAGTGGACCTCGTTCACCTCGTCGGGCGCCTTCGACTGCGCGTTGCTCTACAACTCCACGCAATCGAACAAGGCGGTGGCGGCCTACACCTTCTCGTCGCAGTCGATCTCGGCCGGCACCTTCACATTGACCATGCCGACCAACGATCAGACGACCGGCCTGCTTCGCATCGCCTGAGGGCCTGATCCATGGCCGTCGCAGTTCGCGCCACGGCGTCGCTCGCCTACGGCACGCGCACCAACTCGACGGTCAACAAGCCGACCGGCGCCGCCAGCGGCGACATGCTGGTCGCGATCGGGATCACGGGCAACGCGTCCACCACGCAGGTAAGCGTCACCCCGCCGTCGGGCTGGACGGCGTACGGCGGCGCCCGCGTCGCCAACGTCACCCGGGCCGACCCGTGGAACTATTCGCTCTACGTCTTCACCAAGCCGGCGGGCGGATCGGAACCCGCCAGCTACACCTGGACGCACGGTTCCGCGGACACTGAGTTTCTCGTCTACGCGCTCACGGGCGCCGAC